AGACCTAATGCTTCTGGAATGTTGGGAGGGGAGAACGTGGGAGGTTTGATGACTTTTCCATCTTCACGGCGCAGGATGACACCAGTATCGGGGATTTTGCTCAGGTTGGATCGGCACACTTCTTTCCACACGGCATCGAAGTTGATTCCAAGCGTGTTGCACAACCCAATCAATACGAAGATCATGTCGGCAATGGCATCGGCAGTTTCCACAACATCCTGATTTCGAAACGCTTCTTCAAGCTCTTGGAACTCTTCACGAACCAACTCTTTGTAGAGAAACGCCTGAGTTTCATTCTGACTAGTAAAGCCGGGAGTAGTATGCGACATTTGTCCAACCGCCTCCATGAATCGCTTGACATCTAATTGCATGTGTATCCTGTTTCGTAAGGGTATTTATTGTCTAGCACTTCTTCCAGTCGGTGAAATATAACTCTGCCAACAAGCCGGAGTGCGAGTTTGCCTTGATGATGTCGTGGGGATTCAAACCAGCAAGAACCATCTCGTTGATGTCCTTGGGTTTAACTGATGCGGGCCAGATACAGACTTCATATCCTTTGCGAATATATTGCTCCAACAAGTTACACACTTCCGCATTCCGTGGTTCATTATCAAAGACCACCGTAATTTCTTGTTTTGACAAATACAGATCGTCTAGTTTACTGAATGCCGTTCCTACGACCGCAATACAGTTAGGAAGAAAGAGACTGTCAATCGGTCCTTCCACCACAAGAATAGGTTGTGTTCTGTCCAATGACGAAAGACCAAAAATCAACGATCCTTCCACGTCTTCATCTTTCACGTTGATGTACCGTAATTGTTCTCCTCTCAACGCTCTAAGTGCCATGCCAGTCCAATCATGATCACATCCACCAACCTCATTGAACGATTCAAGCGGAATAGCCAATCGTGGTTCTTCTGATTTAGCCAGACTCTCGTATTGAGGAAACAGTTTAATGATATCTTTGGTGTGTTCAAGAAAAAACAACTTGCTGAACTGTTCACGGGGGATTTGTCGTTTCAAACAGTACTGAACCGCTTCATTGTCGTCTGGAAGCAGTGAAAGAGACGTGAGTCCAAACTCGTCTATAATAGGTTCTTTCTTCTTGAACACCGGAGCGTCCTGCTTCATGAACTGAGCGGCGTTCTTGTGTGCAACGGTTTTACCTCCACCATCCTCTGCGAACCTTTCGTAGACGTATTGTTGGTACATTGCTGCATCAAGGTCTTTCAAGAAAGTTCCGAAATGACCCGCCCAACCGCAATTGTGACACTTCCCCCAGAGAGCACTTTTTTGAACGTAAAAATAGAATCGTTTTTTGTTTGATTTTTTCTTACTATCGCCGCAAAGTACACAACGGCATATCCACGTATTTCGCCCTTTCTCTTTGAAGAGTGGTAGACGTGGAGATATTAAACGAAGATACTTGACATCGATGAACAGGGACATGGTTGCTCCAAGGGTATACTGAAGTATAGCCAGAGGAACTCCTGATGTCAAGGGTGGGTTGGACCGTTTTAAAGCCCCTGCAATCGTCACCAAATCGATTACAGGGGCTTCAAACGTCTTCAGTAGAGCAAACTGCGCCCCAAGGCTATTTTTCTTGCAGAATGATCACTCGGAACTCGTCTCGACGGTTTAAGTCTTGATTTGTCGATGAGACCAAGGCTCCCTTTCCAGAACTTGCGACATCGATACGACTTTCGTCAATACCCTGTGCAACAAGGAAGGCTTTTGCTGCCTTGGCTCGTCTAAACCCAAGGGCAAGATTATACGTGTCTGATCCCTTCACATCCGTATTGCCGACAATCAGTATTCGAACCGTGGGATGTGCCTGTAACACCGCAATCTTGTCCTTCAACACCGCCTGAGCGGAATCTGAAAGATCAGACTTGTCGAATGCAAAGTATATCTTCTGATCGACTACGATTGGCGCAATACGAACAGGACGATCCACAAGAACGGAATCATGAACCTGTACCGTATCATGTACAGTCTTTTGTACAATCTTTGCTGGATGATCCACAACCACTGTTTTCACAACACGAGTGGGGTGACGATAAAAACTCAACCCTGCTCGAATGGTGGTAAATCGTTTCCAGCTATAATTGGCCAAGAAATCTTCCTGAGCGTCAACTCTCAACGCCGCAGCCGACCACAAATCCAGTTTTACACCAGCAAGCGCGTTGACGCCATAACTGTGAAGGAAGTTTGTCTCGGTACTGGCTCCGGCACCCACGCCCAAAAGAATGGACAGCGGACCTGCCTTGACTGGAGTATTGACCAATCGCCCGGACAAGATACCAACATTCACGTCCTTCAATCCCGCAGGACGAGTCGCACGCATTTCTGCATCGTCAAACTCCAACGACCATCGGGGATCAAGGAATACTCCAACTCGTCCACCAATACCACGAGCAGTCAACAAGCTCAAGCTATGGTCAAACGATGCCGAAGAGACGAATGCTCCGAACTCCACGGTTCCTCTTTCTTGCGCCATTACTGGTTTCACACACAGCAATAACGCCGCAATTCCTAATACAACGATCTTTCGAAACATATGTGCTCCTTATGGTAGAGTGATGACGTTATTGGTGCCCAATGAAACAGAACCGTTTCGTGCCAACGCACGTCCACGTAATGTCGCATTGTCTACCAAAGTAATACTTGTGAGAGAAACAACATTGCCCTGCCATGCTGATGCAGTTCCAAGTGTGGCTGAACTGCCGACGACCCACCACACATTTTTTGCTTGTGCGCCATTGATCAACACGATATCTCCGGCTGTCGTCAGAGAGGTTCCTGCTTGAAAGACAAACGTGGCATTGGGATCACCACCACCATCTAATGTCAGTGTTCCAGACACACCAATACCGATTGCCGTACAGTACACTCCTGCTGGCTTGGTTGTTCCTCCAAGATTTCCTACAATCGCATTGGATGCAGAACAGGGAAGACCAAACAACTTATTGTATGTGATGGTCAAGTCGTTCTGTGCAGCAAGTGCCACTGCATCGGCCAGATGTTTCACTCCGGTAATCACACATGGAGGAAATCCTGTTACCGTACTACCGGGACTGATGGCAATACCGGCATTGATCACACCGTTTGTAATACAGGTGAATGCCTGTCCTGCCATGATCCCATTGACTGCTGCACTTCCAAGAGAAATGGTCGGTGCAAGTGTGTCTGGATTCACTATAACGGTATCCGGATTTGTTCCTGTCGAAGACACACCAGAAATACCGTGTACGTCACAAGCAAATGCCAGTGCCACAATGAAAATGGCAAACAATACAGAACGAACTCTTTGGTAAAAAATCTTTGTCATAATGAGCCTCTCCTTTAGAGGATGTGTATTTTAGGAGGAATGATGTGCAGGACTGTTCCGAGCCACACTAAGACTGAAACGCCCATAACGATTTGTATAACGGTTCTGGCGGCGGGAAACAACACACCAAATACGCAGCAGACGAGAACGATAACCAGCAAAGTAAAAAGGTCCATGAATATCTCCAGAGGATTTTTTGTCTGGAAATATTTAGCGCCTCTAGATGCGTTTTTGTCTCGAAAATGCCCGTTTTCCGAATATCTTTGTAGTGATCTTTTCTCACTCAAACGACGTACGATCTTTAGAGGAGTTTACCAACCTCAACTCTAATAACGGCAGGGTCCATCACAGGTTTGTTCGGATGGGTGCCAATAGGATCGACTTTACGTCCTCGTGGCCAAGCTTCATTAGAATGGCCCGTAATCCTCCACAAATCGTTTTTAGACCACTGATGGAAGGTAAAGATGGCTTCGATGTCTTCCACCAACGATGCCTGCTGGAGAGGCGTTACAACCTCAGTATTGTTGGCACTGATAGCCAACCCATAGAAGAAGCTGTTGGGATATTTGTAGGTGAACAACGAGCTACTTGGACGACAAACGCCTGCATGATACGCCGCCTGTTCCATAGTGGGAGTAATCTGCGCTATGGTACCGTCCTTGTCATACAGACGATTATAGGAAACCGCACAGGTGGGATCGGAAAACCATTCCAACCCAGACTCGTCACTGCTGGAATCGTCAAAATGCAACATGACGCCTCCCGGTTGCACAATCCGATGGTCCAAACATTGCTTGCTTTGGACATTCTTTTTGACAGGAAGTAAACTGCTCAAAGGAACTATATTCATTAAGAATCCTTGCGTTCGTCGTCTTTATGAGAAGGAAGACTTGGGTATGATGCACTGGGTACCGCACTGGCGATGCCCTTGGATACTTCTCCCATGGTTCCAGAAGACGCAATCAACCGAGCACGACTAAGCGAAGTTCCTGCAATGAAACAGAGCGTGGTAAAGCTGCCGAACCAACTCCATGCCGCAATAGACGGTTCAACCAGTTTTTTGAGAGCAATACCAACAAACACCCCCAATCCGATTATACAACAAACAATCAAGATCATCCATCCAAAGTCCAAATCCCCATCCTTGGTGAAGATGAGTTGATGCCATCTGGTTAGAGGTGGTTGGGTGTCGTTCATGGAATGGTTATTGGAGAAGGGGTGGGAACCTGTCGAATCATATTAGTACCGTATATGGCAACACTAATAAAGATCGTTGAATGTCCCCAATGCACAGGCGGCGTAACAAGCTCATCAATCAAGCACCCTGTTCCTATGACAAGGAACATGATTCCAAGAACGGTATTGAGCCAAATATTAGCGGATGTTTCTCTTGACACGAGACGATTTCTTTTTAGGAGTCATTTGAGAAATTTTCACCATGTTTGAAGCAGTGGCATTAGCAGCAGCAGCGGCAATATCAGAAACTTTGTCCGCAGTCAGTTGTGCTGTTCGCAATACGGTGGCGGCAGCTTCAGCAGCAGCCTTTCCAGCCGCTTCTGCGGCAAGCGCGGCGGAAGCTACTACTTGAGCAGCCGCTTCAGCCGTAGATGCCACTGTAGGAAATGCTCCTTCAAGATTTGATGTTCGTTGTGCCAGATTGCTTATATCCGTTCCAATAGACTGAATCTTCTTGTCAAGTCCACCAATGCTTTCATTCAATCGTTCTGTATCAGTACTTTGCTGTTCCAAAGCATTTGTAAGACGATCTACCGCTGTGGTTAGTTCCGGAATCTTCGATATGTCTGGAACATTCTTTTTGATGGTTTCGGTAATCGTTTCTCGAATCTTTGGAGCTACAAAAAATCTAACCGTTCCGACAACTGATGCAAGGAAAGCAACCGTTGAGCCGAGAACAATACCAGCAGTTTCTAAGTTTACCATTAGGGACTATTTCCTGCTCCAGCCCCAGATGCCATACCCGCTACACGAGTGACAACTGGAGGAGGACTGAATGTGGATTTTGGACGAGGGCGACGGAGCATTTTCTTCTTCTTTCCACCAGATAAATCAAGAAGGGGGTCGTATTTTGCTATCCCCGGCCCCCCAAACCCGCTATTTACTGGTGCATCTTCTGTAATGAACTCTCTGAATGAAATCATAACTTCCGAAGTTTAATAATGATAGTTTGATCTAATGGAATATCTGATTCTGGTATGTGATCTTTGATACGATATCTTTCAGGCAAATAATTCAAGAACACAATGAACGTCTTGATTTGTGGCCAGTACGACTCTTCAAACTTGAAAAACAACATTGGTACAAGAGCATCAGCAAATACGTTGTGTAATAGAATGATGTGATTCAAAATCAATCGTTCACTAATCACACCCGTTTTCTTGTATCGTTTCAGAAGTCTCTTGATGTACTTGAATTTCTTCAGGTCATCTTGAAATTCACGAATACCTGTACATGCGGGATTATTGTAATGTTGTGCCGCATATAATGAAAATGTCTGATCACTTAATACAAGTTGCATGATATAGAGGAAAAAGTTACGGTCCTGCTGTTGTCGTCGGAGCTAAGGTTGTCGTGGTGGTCGGTGCAATCGTCGTGGTGGTCGTGGTTGATAGCCTGAAAAACGTCCACAAGGCGTCAGCATCAATCTGATAGTCTGCTCCATTTCGAATCACATAGAAAGTATCGGCTCCCTGTACTGGTGGTGGCAGTACAGGGAAGTCGGTTACTTTTCCGTCAGTTGGCGAACTCATTTATTAGAACGGTCCCAAAGTAGTAGTTGTAGTCGTGGTCGGGGCCAAAGTCGTCGGTGCTACGGTTGTTGTTGGAGCGACAGTCGTAGTCGTCGTTGGTGCTACCGTTGTAGTAGTTGGAGCCAACGTTGTTGGGGCTGCGGTTGTGGTCGGAGCCTTGGTTGTTGTTGGCGCAATAGTTGTCGTCGGTGCTACGGTTGTCGGAGCCAACGTGGTGGTTGGAGCAACAGTTGTAGTGGTCGGTGCTACGGTTGTGGTCGGAGCAGCCGTTGTCGGTGCTACGGTTGTGGTCGGAGCAGCCGTTGTCGGAGCAGCCGTTGTCGGAGCAGCCGTTGTCGGTGCTAGGGTCGTAGTTGGTGCCGCCGTTGTGGTTGTGGTCGGTGCCGGATTGACCGTCAAGACCGTTGGGCACGCATTGACTGCTGGTGCCGTGCTGTACGGAAGGGTCAAGACGCACTGATAGACGTTTCCTGTCAAACCTGTCGCGTCTGAAATCACCAATGAAGCTGTGGTAGCTCCACTATAGACACCGCCGTTTGTGACGTTGCTGTATGATGTTCCACCATTCGTAGACAACTGCCACTGATAGGAAATGACGTACAATCCTGTCGGTGTCGGTCCAATCAACGGAGTCGTGGTTGCAGTAAGTGTCAAAGTAACACCGCCCGGAAGCTGGACAACGCTTGGAGTGGTCGGACAAGTGAGAACGAAGATTGTGGCATCTGGGAACAACGTTTCTGTCAACAGATTCATGGTCGGTGGAACACTCATGCACACCAACGTCTCATAGGTGACACGCGGACTATTTCTGAGTGCGTTTCTCCATACCCAACCCGGAGATACCACACCCGGAGTGTTATCTGCTGATGCCTGATTGACACCATAGATGTTTCCAGAAACGTGCTTTCCGATCATTCCGGGATCGTTATCTCCCGGTTTCACGACTCTACTCCAACCTGACATGGTAATTCTCCTGCGTATTTTGTATTACTCAAATCCGATTGATTCGAGTGTATTCTATTTGTATCTATTTATCTGTTTGAGCTTCTTTATAGTTTAGTAATGTATTGATAATCGCTATTAATCTTGCATCTTCGAACTATAGCAGACTTCGAAATGTTGTGGGCTATTGATGCCGTGCTCGCTTTCCTTTACCTTTTCCAATATAAAACGGAATATCGGAATGCGGTTTATAGTGACCATAAATGTAAAAACTACTCATTTTTTAAAATAACCTTGTGTCTTGCGATTTTTCTTGGTGGTGCGAACCTTGGCCTTGACGTTCGCCACGTTCGGACTTGTGTCGAGAACAGAACCAGCTTCTTCCTTATAGCTACCAAGCCTCTTTCCTTTATCTTCTAATGACGGCGAATCTTCATGAGATTTCTTTTTGTTGAAACATGATGCAGAACAGTAGTGATGACCACCTTCTTTATGCATTTCGGTCTTTGATCCAGATACTCCACAACCCCAACAAAACTTTCCCGGATAGAGTTTCCATTCAGACAACTCAACTTCTTCCTTTACTTCCTTGCTGGCCTTCAAATCCTTGCGGAACAATGCACGAGCAGCGGATGGTCCCTTTTTGGAATCCACATGCGCCTGATATTCCGCCTTTGCCGCTGCCATCAAACGCGCCTTGTTGGCGTTTCGGGCAGCAATGTCAGCAGCCACACGACTCTTGATTTCATCAGAAACAGGCAAATGCTTCTGGGAGTTGGCAGAGATAACGCCTTCATCCAGCGTATCCACGTACGCCAAGAAGTCCTTAGTCGTATCCAAATCCAGTTCCGTCACGTCCTTCACACCGAAATGCTCCAGTGCGTCAGTGAAACGTTGTGCGTAATCCATATGTTCTCCTAGTCCGTGATGTCTGCGACGAAGCAGTTCTTTTTTGGCTGCTGACGCAAGTTGTTTGTCGTGAGTCGTGATATGACCGCCCGCCTTCTTCTTTCTCGTTGGAGCAACGGCGAATGTTCGAAGTGTGTTGAGCGATGCTTTGCGAAGATTGATCTCTTCTGTCAGATCGATGGATTCCTTTACATTGACGGAAGTGCGATGCTCGTTTTCGTCAGCACCCTTATGGTGTTCGACCTTGTGAGCCGGAACCTTCAACGACTCATATTTGCCTACGTCTACGACATAGAATGGAGAGCCGTGAGGGTCTCCCTTGTCATGACGAACGACCTTGCCAGATACCATATGACCATTGTGCGGAACACGGACCTTTGCACCATCGGCGTGTTTTCGAGGAATGTTCTCTCGAACGGACTCTATCTGAAATCCGCACTTGGCACACGGACCTCCCGCATGAGTTTCTGCACATGATCCGTCCAATCCCTTGATGTTGGCGTAATCCTTGTGCGTGTTCTTCTTGTGGTCGATTTCTTCCTTGTGCGTCTTGGCCACTGCCTTCAACTTTTTCTTACGAAGCTTGAGGGTGTTCTTGTCCGTTGGGCCGTATTCCGGAATGTCCCAATCTTCTTCCGTTTGTTCCCCCATATGCTTGTGCGCTTCAATCGCCTGCAGCTGCTTGACCGCACTGATATGAGACTTGTGATAACCAAGAATCTTACTACCACTCCTGTTCGTCACAACAAACCCCGAACCGCTTCTTCGAATGTGTTCAATCAGTTTCTGCACGTCTGCCATGTCCGTTTCCTCTGAGGCTGTTGGAGGACGGTTTTGCACGTCTCCAATACTACTTGCACCTGTATCCGTATGCTTATCCCCCTTCGGGAAAGCTTTCTTGTATTTCTTCTTGACCGATTCTCCCAATGGATTACGACGAATCGCTCCTGTCCTATTCATTACGAGCCTAAGCAATGCTGGATTATCTAATACAACTTCAAGAAAATCATTGATGAACTGATAAAACACTTTTCGCTCTTGTATGGGCAAATACATATTTTGCCGAACATGTCCAAAAGCCTTTTTCAACCACGGTAAATCTGCTATTGGCATCAATCCTAATCGAACAAGAACATCTATTTTAGATGAGAAGTCTTTCATTTGTTTTCCTTTTTGGCTTCCGCATCTTTTTCTTATCTTCTTCTGTTCTAGGAATTCCCTTATTCCATGTTTTTCTTCCCTTAAGAGCTATAGACAAATGTTCCTTATGAGCATCCGTCAATGAAACTCCCTTGTTCCAAGTAGAAACTCCTTTATGAGATTCACTAAGTTTTCGTTTTGTCTCTTCTGTGTGATGTTTACCAGTATTCGCCTTTGCTATCTTCCGCTTATGCTCTTCACTCTTCGGCCTTTTCATACGATTTCTCGTCTCTTCACTCTTCGGCTTTCGCATACGTTTTTTAGTTTCTTCTGTATGCGGCCCTTGTCGAAAGAATGGTCCTTCATAAACCGCTTGATTCAACCAATCACTCTTCGATACGGCCTTAATTCGCTTCAATACCTTCTGTTCCCAAGCATGAGCCGCATATACATCTTCAAATACTTTTCGTACTTCAACCTGAAACGAGTCATTTCCATACGCTTTTCGAAGTGCATCCACCTTATCGGATGATCCGAAATACTGAACCCACAAATCCTGCTCCGGCTCGACCTTTGGGGCAAGCCGAACCCCGTAATACTTCTTTCCGGTCGGTGTATGGTATAGATAATATGTGTATGGTTTTATCATAGCATTATTTATGGTTACGGGTTCTTGAAACTTACACCAGAATGACGGCTGGTATCACGACGACGATACTTATATTTCAGACGACTTTCCGGGGCACGAACGTTCAGTTTATACACTCTTTTGGCCGTCCGTTCTGCCCTTCCGCGCTCTCCAAACGGCAGCTTGGACTTCTTTCTCTTCCCCAAAACAGTCTTATATGTCAGGTTTCGAGCAGCCATATAGGTACGACGATCCACATTCTTGTTCGAAGCCGCTCGTTCTCTGGAAATCTTAGAGAATCGACTCCTTTTCCATGCCCAGAGCTTGGCGGTACGGTGCTTCTTCCATCGGGTCGTGCTGGAAAGCCCACCAGCCTTTGAATGTGGTCCCTTGTGACGATTGACGTAATGGTACTTCTTGGTAGGTTTTGAAGATTTGGATCGACGCTTTTTATGAGCAGCCGTCTTCTCTTCCAATTCTACCGACTCTTCGAACTTTGGTGGTTTATCATCTAACGCCGAATATACTTCTTTTTTCGTATGCCAATGTTCTCCATCACCAACCTGATTCCCTTCTGCGTCATGCCATGCACCAGACCAATGTTTTCCATGGCGGTCGTACCACACTAACTTGACATGAGGACCATAATGCTTTGGAGAAGGTTTATCAGGATCATAACCTTTGATATGAAACCCCTTACGAGGAACGGTAGACTCCAGCGTCAGTTTCCTGTCCGTGGTATCTTCAATCGCATCTCGAAGCTTCTTGATCGTCCCGTCATTTCGAAGTGTCTTGAAGGCGATGTTCTCGGTACTATACTCGCCCTTTGACGCCAGTCCTGCCTTTCTGAACTCCGAGAGACGACGTACAATGTCCATGAGGGTTTCTTCATTACCTTGCACAATCGCGTCGTTGATCTGATTGGTAAAATCCTCCACCTTGGACTTGACCGCCAGCATGTTCGGCTTGGCAATCATCGTACGAGTCGGCTTTCTCACCCACTTGTCGTTCATGAGACTAAAGACACCCTGAGCAATGAGAAGTTCTGTGGTATCCTGTGCGTAGACTTCTACCGGATACCCACGCACCTTTACTTTTCTTCGTGCGTTCCATAACTGCTTCTTGACCTTCAGGAACTCTTCCACGAACTTCTTGTCGGCCTTGTCTACTCCGGCCATGTCAACTATAACGTGTACGTCGCAGTCAGAAAAAATTGTCCACGAAAACGATGCGTTACTTCCAGTCAGTACAATGTCCTTGACTGGAATACTGAAACCCCACGACGCAATGAAGTTGTTTCCCGCCCCCAACAACGCCGAACGCACTTCTTCCTTCAACTCCATCCCGTTCCATAAAACAGGATTGAGGTTTCTGTGATAACGGTTTGTCTGGGCTTCAATCGTGGCTTCGAGAGTCATTTACTTCGTCCACCTTATCGGACTGCCATCCTTTAAAAAACGTCTTCCAGAAACATACCCCGCTGGTATGATTATATCATACGCAACAAGTTTAGATGTGTGATTATTTAAATCACTTATCCACATATGCTTTGATTTCTTTTTGTGACCTTTTCCATACGTATTGCCGAGCATACGTTTTCGTTGATCATCTTTCCATTTATCTGTATGTAAAGGCATAATTTGAAGCGCTCTCTTTTCTTTAATTTGCTTACGAGCCTTCTCTGTATGTGTTTTTCCTTTTCTTGCGCCTATTTGAACTCCTATCAATCCTTTATTCCATGGAATAAACCACGGTCTAGGACCACGCAATTTTTGTTTTGTTGATTCGCTTTTTGGTTTGCGCATTTTTTTCTTTGTAGCTTCTGTATGCGGTCCTTGCCAATGATATGGACCAGCTATATTAGCTTGATTCAACCAGTCGTCGCGTTCCACTGCTTTAATACGACGTAACACATTTTGTTCCCATATTAATGCGGCTTCCTTCGTTTCAAATATCCTTCGGACTTCAGCTATAAATGAATCCTTTCCATATCTTTCCAAAAGTTCATCGACCTTTTTTGATGAACCAAAATAATAAATCCACAAATCCTTTTCTGGTTCACATTTATTAATCCATCGCACACCATAATATTTCTTTTTTGTCGGAATGTGAAAAAGATAATATGTGTATGGACACGCGGGTTTTTTATTTGACATGAATTGCGACCTCTATAGTAGCAAATACACCAACTAGAAACCCTAGTGCTGCCGCAGATTTTCGATCAGGAATGGGTATTATTCCAAGAATTTTCGTCACCGGAGCCTTTGGAAGGTGCGTCAATCGATACTTCAAGGTATCAATGGCAACACCCTGAATACGAATAATCGTGGTGTCATTCGCATGAGCAAACTGAAGCAGCGCGGTCTGTTTGACGTAATAGGAGATGGCCGTGTCTTTCTTGGCAATCGTGGTCTGTTGGTCTGCAATCAGTGTATCTTGCTTGGGGATGACCGTACGAGCCAACACCACACTGTCCTTTGCCGCCTTCAAGCTGTCGATCTGTCTCTTCAGGCTTGCCAAGGTATCTTTGGATGGCATGGTCTTGGTCAGTACGTCAATCTTGGTTTGAATCTGAGTAACTTGACCAAGCGCCTGTTGAGCCACCTTCTGATGGGCGGCAACTTCCTTGGCGGTGCTGTCTTGAACATACTTGATAGTACTGGCCGCTTCTTTTTTGTATGCGGTGTAGTTGTCGTTGAACTTGGTCAGGTCACTCTTGGCACTGTAGCTCTGAAAACCAAAATATGCAACAGCAGCAATGGCAAGGATCAACAAACCCTTGAATGCCGGGGTCAGGGCTGCAAAGGCGGTTCCAATCTCAGTTACTTTGGTCCAGACAGTTGATGTTTTAGCGGGGGTTGGTGGCACTGGGGCAGTCATAATATACTCCTATAGGGGAAACACGTCGGCCTACACCTATTTATGATCTCCCCAACATACAAAAAGCCCCACGGAGTTGAATCCGCAGGGCTTTTCAATCTTCACAAAGTACTACCTCACTTTCATTAACACATTCCTAAATGTGACATGATCAACAAGAGAAGAAAAATAATGATGATCGTACCACAGCCACAACCAGAATCTTCTCCACGACGAGCAGGAGCGTAATATGCCATTAGCTTCTAGCTCTCGCTCGCACTTCCGGCCATGTGCTTCTTCCACCGTCCAACCAACTTCCATCTCTCCAAATCGGCTTCAACTCCGAGACATGTAGTTGTGACGGTGTGGCTTCATTGATTAGCGTCAGCTTTCCGTTCTTGTCACGAATCACCGCCAGATACCCCTTGGCTGAGTTCTTCGTGCCGTCGTCAGTCAACGGCTTCTTGAAGATCGGCTTGCTCACGCCGTTAATGATGACGTTGGTGGCCTTCATGGCAAAGTTGTGGGTGTCTCGTGTCACGTACTGATAGGTGAAGCTTCCCACCCCGAAAACGATGTTGCACGACGCGAAGCCCTTTGTTTCCAGTCCATATAGAATCGCGTCTGCCCGATCATAGCTGATGGAGTCACCATAGATACATCCAATATGACTATCCAGCACGTCAAAGTGTTCTGCGGTCTCTGTGCCACCAAACAACTCCCACAGCAACTGAACGACTCCCTTGTTGGCAGGACTACCCGGATAGGCGTCTGGATCACCACAGATAATCTTGACCGGATCGCCAGAGTCAGGACGGATGACCAACTTACCGTCACGAGCCATGATACGATCCTTCAACTGTGGCAGAATGTTGGTCAGGACGTTCCACAAGTCCCATGTATCAGAGACCACGGACAAGATGCCTGTTGGATAGAGGTCCAGCAGTCGGTTAAACGTCTCCAGTTCGTCATCCTGTCCACCAGCGCACATGACAGAGTGCTCAGTGGCGGCAACTGATCCGGCCAAGAGATATCCCTTCGGAACACCATAATGCTTCTTGATGTAACTGATGACCGGAACCGTGTCCGTACCACAGAACTGCACCAAATGTCCTGACGCACTCATCTTGGCCGCTTCCAGTCCCGGCATACCACGGAAGCTAAAGTCGTGTCCCTGCCAGTCTACAAACTCCTTGGGGGAACCTGTCTTGACGGCATAGCGCTCCAAGAGACCACGCAGCATTCGAGCAGACGTGGCAGACGTGCAAGGCATCCAGATAGAAGCCGACAACAGCGTTTCAAAGTAGTTGGCCAGCCATGAAAACTTTTCTCCATGGGTGCTTCGAACCGTGAACATCGGCACTCTGAGCGGCACGTTGGTTCCTTCCGGCAACGCGCAGAACTCCAATGGCGTGAAGCCCAGAGCGTGCCAGTCCCGGATGTGATCTGTACCAACACCATTATTTGGTCCCAGATATTCATTCACCAAGTCAGCATACTCTTGACAAACTTCATCCACGTCCTTTGCAAAAAATTCCTCCAACCCTTCCATCAAATACTTGTCAATCATCGGCTGAAGGCCAAGGAATGTTACCGCATCACAGCCCGGAATACGAGTACCACGGGGAGTGAAGTTTGAATACACTTCTTCGGTATGATTGGGATATTGTTGGCGATGCCCAATTTTATAAGCATCTACTAATGTAATGGAATCAAGTGCATTCATAAAGTTCCTCTCAAAAGGGATTCACAGATTTTGATTTCAACAAGATTACTCTGCCCGAAATCACGAATGATAGAATCTGTTGTAAAAATGGTGTCGAAATATTTGTACAAGCCAACAACACCATTGGAAAACAATCCATGCGTCACTAACAAATCCAAATTACATTTCACACGATAGTTCTTAATATGATCTGCAAGGCCAACAAACGTTCCTCCACCGTCACAGATGTCGTCTACAATAAGAAACCGTGGATGATAGTCTCCTCTCTTTACGGCACTCTTTGGCCAAGGTTCAATAGGTTCAATACCAAACCCATCAAGTTCTCCTGTCGTCACATTGCGCTTCTTCCAACCATGGATCAGTGGAACACCAAGCGCAACAGCTACCGCAGATGCTCTCTTCTCGGCTCCAGCGTCAGGTGAAATCACTCCGTCATACTGAGCGTTTTTGAGATTTATTCCAGAGGACCACAACGAAATCAACTTTGCCAACGGAATGTTGCGGCAACGATCAATCAGTGCTGGCATGACTTCAGAATGACAATCAACTACGGTGACTGATGGAAAGTTACGATGGTTGATTTCCTTGGCGATGGACTTGGCCGTGAAGAGGAAATCACCTGACGTATTCAGACGATCCTGTCGAGCGCCAAGAGCAAATGGAAAAATGAGATGAGGTGTAGTGTATCCCCGATCTTGAAGAGCATCCACATAAAACATAGCAGCAAAAAAAGAATCCATCGTTTTTGGACGTAAAAGCATACTATGTGTTTCTTCTTCATGTGGCAAAGACCATGGTGTATCCGGTTTAATCAACGGTTCCCCATTAGGATATTTGTCAACATCAACAGAAATGATTGCACTACTTCCACGTCCAAGAAGGATTTCAGTGTTATACAATGTCATGAAGTGCCTCCTATGAATTCGTATCCGTGAGTTTGATTCTTCAGGCTTCTTTGCTTCACATTCCGCATCAACTCTGCCAGCTTGATTTCCCATAGTCTTGCCAGTTCCACGGTTTCTGCCTTGGAGATCATGCGAGCCAAGTTCTTCATGCGATATTCGTCCTGATCGATCATGGTTGTGTTATTGAACTCGCTCGTGTCGCGTTCAAAGTCATGATCGGTCGGTTCGTTGAAGATGTCTCGTTCAAGCATAAGAAGCGGGGTTGTCGCATTGGTGCTGAGTGCTCGAATGAATGCGACAACCCCCTCTTTGTTAAACCGTGTAATACGTGGTGCCACGACGGGTCGTAATGGTACGAATCTGATACCCTTCGTTCCGAAGTTCGTTAACACGAGCACGAACATTGGAGATGTTCAATACACGCTTGGCGTAGTTCGGGGTGACACGGTAGCCTTTGAGAAGGCGGGTGGAAAGACGGTCGTTCTGGGTCATGATATAGCTCCTTGTGGGATGGTTGTTAGACGATGCCATTCGGCAACGTCCGGTTGAACTACTGAATACTACTACAATATATGACGTTTGTCAAGTGGTACGGTGTATAAATAGAAGTGACTGTTATACCGCTAAAAATCGTCCCGATAGCCGAAATCCATACCCTCTAGGGTGTAACAGTCAATGGAGTGTAGGCGTCGGGACTTTATGTTAGGAGGCATCATGTTTCAACCATACACCTACTATATTTACCACGTTCCTACAGGAAAAAAGTATTACGGATGTGAGCATAAGAAGACCGCTCATTCTTCGAACTTATGGACCAAATATTTTTCGTCGTCTAAGATAGTTCATAGATTACTCGAACAATATGGACCGGATTCATTTCAAACACAAGTTCGAAAAATCTTCTCTTCTGCAAAAGAAGCTCTATCGTACGAAGATCGATTTTTGCGTAAAGTACACGCCGTAGAAAAAGATGATTGGCTGAACCAAGCGTATGTGTGCGGCCCGTCCCATTGCAACTGGTCCGGAAGAACTCATTCCCAAAAAGTCAAAGACGATGCTAAACGAAGAAAAACCGATTGGTGGAAGTCTCTATCCGAAATAGAACGACAACATATATCCAATTCTTGGTGCGGGTCTGGAAATTCGAGATTTGGAAAACCTTTTACAGAAAAATGGAAGCAAGAGCAGAGTGAGCGAACAAGAGCCGCTTGGACCGATGATAGAAAGGTGACTAGGAGTTGTCAGATGAAAGAATTTTGGAAACTTCGTAAACTACGCGGAGTTGTTGGACGACTTGGATAAAGAAATATCCTTCGAAACGACGTGAAATGCTGCGTCGAAAAAGGTTTGGTTGGAAACTTCACCAGAATGAAGGACATATTCTGCCGCTTCGATCTTGGTCATGGGGATAGGGAGGGGAAGAAAGTTTACACCTATATGCCCTTTTCTCTTGTATCGCTTCGTTTGTGTGACCGAATCATTGGTCAGGCGAAGCTTGGTCCTTCCTTTAGGATCGGTCGATATACCCACAAACCGATATGGTCGATTCAGCATCATTAGGGTCTCCATGATATAAGGTGATTCTCAGCGATCCTTGAACTATACTACAATTCCTCGTCTTTGTCAAGGGGTGGCATCAAAATAGTTTCAACAAACCCTTGCATGAGTATCGAAAGCAGTCCACCGTCACCGTAGTTCATGTAACCTTCATAATCGTCATCTACGTTCTGAACTTCAGAGGTTACATCGGTTTCGGTCATTTTCCTATCTCCTGAATGATAACGGGTTGTTGCCCGATTGTCAAGGGCTACGAGAGTTGAAATATAGGGAACACTTGGGGCATCCATTTATACGCCTTTCTCAGCAAGGTCTTCCGGAGGGTATCCCAGTTTGTCCCCTTGAACGCCTTGGAGTAGTTCTTGTAGCTCTTCACCTTATGTAACGAAGTAATGTTCTGGAACGCCTCCCGAATAGACAACTCCGGGTAGTACTGTCGTATTTCTTGACAGATGTCGTGACTGTATGCGTCAACTTCCGTAATATCCGAAAGGTACTTGATTTCATCAGCCCGGACCTTGGACATGCGATCTGAATGGTACACTTTGGTCTTTTCAGGGTCGATCTTCGGTCTCTTTCGGCACTGCTGCTGGTGAATCTTTTCGTGCTGAATCGTCTCAGAAACCAGAAAAAACAAACGATTCATCCGTATCTTGGACAGGCGAAGACTTTTCTGTTCAGGGTGCAGATGAATCGTCAAGGTAATCGGCTTGTGTCTGCCGTCAAAGTGATATACGCCGGAGACATAGAACCCGTTTGGTTGGATCGGATTGGCATACGTGGCAGATGCGGAGTCCCTGATTACTCTTGCACGAACACCCATGGAACGAAAATCCTTGTTGAGAATTTTCCGAAGAGTCCTATTAGGAATATCTTTCCCCACGTACTGGGTAAGCTCAGAGGTTTCCAGCTTTCGGTTTATGCGTTCATGAGTAAACATCGACCGCCTCCATGAAGATTCACCAGTATTTATGAGCGGGGTTATGTCTTGATTTCGTCAAATATTTCCCCGGTTTCCCGGCTAAACCGCATGGCCGGAAGTGCAAGCGGCTCCTCAACTTCCTCTACAATACCCTTCTGGGCCTCCCAATCCGCGTTGTAGAGGCGCATCTTGGCCGTGTCCACCCCAACGATAAATCGACGGTTCTGGGCCTTGCTATTGAGACGATTCTTGAGTTGCTTGAACAGATATTGGTTAAGCTTTTCCATGGTCTCGTTCTGGGTTACTGCCAAGTCCAAGTCAGCCACTTCTGGTACACCAATCGCATATCCGGTATCAGTCATCTCTGGGTCTGAGCTTTCCATACCTGTTCTGTTGAACTGCAACGCCGACCACATGACCGTGTTGCTTTCAGACGCCAAACCACGAAGTTCCTGAGCCACCGACTTGAAGTAGCTGTTGGTATTGTCGCCACGTTTGACTCGACTGCTGGCACATCCGTCCAACATGTCCACCATGATGACTTCCGGTACAAACTCCTGCTTTAGTGCCAACTCACTCAGCAAGGCACGGAAATGCCCTGCATGAACGCTCCCTGCTGCGTACTCCTTGACAAACAATCGTCCTTCAGTCTTGTCACGAATCCTATCCAACCGACTCTTAAACGTATCTGGTGGAACCAAGGCCAGATCGTTCACGGCAATGTTCATCAAATTAGCGTCAATACGTTGAGCGATTTCTTCATCAGCGATTTCCAACGTGATGTACAGGACGTTCTTCCCCTGACTCAAATACGACGCGGCGAAGTGACAAAGGATAAGTGTCTTGCCAACGTTGATCGCACCAGTTATCACACATAATTTCTTTTTTGGGACACCACCATTTGTGATAGTGTTCATCCAGTCAATATCGAAGCGAAGACGTTCCTTCACGTCCGTATAGCTCTTGAATCGCTCTTCTCCGTCTTCAAAGTAGTCGTGTCCAACACTGTCGTCAAAACTGATTCCCAGTGCTTCCTGTAAAATAGCTGGAAATGCATCGGCAGTTTGTTTCTCGTCTGCACCACCCATGATAAAGACACATTTCTGAACGGCTTGGAAGATCGCCTTTTTCTTGACAAAATCTTCCGTAGTATCGATCAACCATTCAAGATTCACCACTTCCACATCTTCGTCCAACTCTTTCAATACATCTTGGACCGCTTCCAACTCACCAGAAGATACCTTGGTGTTTTCGATGATGACCGTCAATGCTTCTATGGTCGGTGGCGCATTATACTCGTCAACAAAGTCCCGGATAGTCTGAAAGACCCTACACTGGTTAGGGTCAACAAAGTACTCCTCTTTCAAGAACGGTATGACCTGCCTGAGATACTGTTCGTTATGAAGGAGGTTGCGAAGAATCGTGGTTTCAAACGCCATTATGGAATGATTTCGTGGTCTGCAAAGGTAATGGGTGTGTCGGAAAGCTCTGGAGTATCACCAACGACAATATCTTCCACGTTAACGTCTGTGGTCACTTTCAACAACTCCTTCTCCAAGATTTCCGATAAGCACGCAAGGAACGGCTCTCGCTTGACTCGTTTCATGGGAGAATGTATGATGTCGAAATCAAAGTCGATCTTCGCCGCTACCGGATTGACTGTTCGAGACTTCCTTTTTGGGCTTTTGACGATCTCCTTCTCTTCTGCCACCCGGATATCCCCAAACGTAAAACAGACCCCCTTGTAGCGTCCTGAATCAATCCGAAAATACTGATCCACATTGGGGTCCATTCTCTTTCGATACTTGCCGGGAGCATGTGCGCTATAACGAGGGGTCATCGTCTTCTGGTCCTGAGTACGTGGGAGGGTCTACACAGTTTGCATCTTCGAGCGGCTTCTTTTCTCTGGGCTTCCGGGCCACCATGTACTGTGCCTTGTTGATGATGCCCGGACGGGTCTTCTTGGAATATTCGTTGTAGAAACGATCCGCTTCGAGCTTGGTCTTGAACTCCCGCGTATCTTCCAATCGTGGTTCCCATCCGAAAACATCCTGCTCCACTATTTCAACTACCCAATTACTTTCCACGCTTAGCCTTCTTCTTCACATCAGTAAAGGTCTCTGCTGTTTCTTCAACAGTTTCAATTGTTTCTTCAGTATCTTGTAACTCGTGAAGAAGAGAACCGGGCTTTAATAGGTATTTGTTAGTAACGAATGCTTGAAAGGTTTCGTCTGCAAGAATAGATTCCCAGAAACTTAGTGTGTTCGTATCATCTTTGCGATATTTCTTCTCTTCGCCTTTCTTCACATACCATCCTTGTGAAGAATTGTCAACGTGTCCGCTCTCTATGGCAACTTCAAGAAGACCAGAAAAATTGTTAATACCGTCCTCATATGTTGCCTCAATAACTACCGAGCTTCCTTCCTTGACAAAACGAGATTTTTGAACCTTCACTACAAAATCCCACCCTTCAATCTCCTTTGTTGTATCGTTTTTGTTTTGACGACGACTGATAAAGAAAATAGAGTCAGATGCATACTCCATACCCCGACCACCACTCATTATTTCTCTTGGATGTGTGCTCTGTTCCTGATACACATGTCCAGCGACAATCATTGGAATGTTGTGTATCTTGAGATGAGGTGTGACCATTCTGAATAACGATTTCAAACTCTTGGCTCTTGTCATATCGGCAACACTCTTCTCTTCTAATGCATCATCAACTTCTTTTGTTGAGGCCAAATTTCCCAAAGAATCCACAACGATCAGCAACTTAGTATCGTCTTCAAACTTATCCAGTTGTCGCATCATCTCAAACTTCAACTCTTCGATAGTTTTTACTGGAATGTGAGCAACTGTTGCGGTATTAATTCCAAAACTATCAAATAGTGCTAAGGTTGCACCAAACTCCGAATCTGCGAATATCGTTGCTCCATCCGGATATTTGTCCTGAAATGCACGAATACAGAGAAGCAAAAATGACGTTTTGAACATGCGACTTGGTGCAGCAAATACTGATACACCAGACCCAATACCGCCATCCATTTTGCCTGAAAACAATACATTCACCATTGGTACTTTGGTTTGAATGCGTGGAACGTCTTCAAATAGCGATGAGGAAGATAGCTTACTTGTCAATTTGTTCGTGCTATTTTTTAGAATACGATCAATTGCTGTGGTCATAATATCTCCTAAAGGTTATACTGAAGTATACACTATTGTCATCACAAAATCAAGTACCAGTTGAACCATTTCAACGCTTTGCCGATGTTCTGCGTATAAATAGGTATGTCTAATACACTCCATCGAATCGTCCCTGATTGCCGAAAATCCATGCCCGCAAGGGTGTATTAGACACTGGATAGAGTAGGCGTCGGGGACTTTTCATTTTAGAGATAGCTATGAACCAATACGGCCAACAAACATATACCTACTATCTATACCACATTCCTACGGGAAAGAAATACTATGGATCACGTATAGCTAATAAAGTGTCTCCTGAACAGGATTTGTGGAACGAATATTTTAGTTCGTCCGAATTAGTTGAAGCTCTAATCAAAGAATACGGTGAGTCTTCCTTTCAAGCCAATGTTCAAAAAACATTCGATACCATTGAAGAAGCTCGCTACTGGGAAGATCGTATTCTCCACAAACTAAAAGCACCGGAAAAGGATGAATGGTTGAATCAAGTATATAATAATGGACCATTTTATAATACAGCATCGGGAAATCTTCATCACAACTATGGAACAACATGGTCTGAAAAAAGACGAAAGGAAAGGAGTTTAGCAAATAGTGGCTCAGGAAATCCTATGTTCGGTAAACCTAGTGCCATGAAAGGAAAACATCATGATCCAGATACTAAAACCATTATCAGTAACAAAAAGAAAATATGGTGGAATGAACGCCGTAAAAATAATCAAAATTTTGGCAAAGGTTGTCAGCATCCCAGATATGGTAGACCAGTTTCTGAATCACAAAGAAAAAAGAAATATAGACCAATTGAAACGCCTTCTGGTATATTTGAAAGCGTAAAAGCAGCAGCTTTAGCGTTTAGTTGTTCTAGTGCTTTGATAGTAAAACGTTGTAAAATTGGTATTGATTTTAAGTATGCAGATTAGAAAATGCTATAATTGATGCCTTTCGTTTAAAACTCCATTTAATAGCATCAAGAACACTCTCCACAGGAGCCAAAAATGTTTTCTCGTACATCGTATCGTAGTCTATATATCGATGCAGTCCAAATTCTTCAGGAAGTTTACCAGACCATCCAAAAGCATCTTCATGAAGCGGGTTTGGTTCAATCAAATAAACAATTTTTATTTTGTCTCCCTCGTGCAACAATTCAAACTTCTTTGTCAATTTTTTCTCTTTCAAAAGATGATTGTGTAACAAGGCACATCTGGTTTGAATAGGTGTTCCCTTGATGTAAATAGTGTTGTTGTCGGCGTACTTAGTCAAACCGCTAGCTGGTTTTGGTGTTCCGATAACTTCTGGGGGAAGCAAGCGATATTCGGCGGCTGTTGTTTTCATGAACGCCCAAAGCTCCTTTTCCGTTCCAGTCAGACAAATCTTCATCATGTCTTTGAATTTTTGTCTACACCATGCTGGAGTCGAAGAGCGATTACTTTCCATACCTACGATCTTTATTTGTGGTTCAGTAAGGACCACGCCTTCCGAATTCCATACGCTTAATGCATACCGTTTTTTCACAGTAAAAATAGCTTGGTCTGCAATAAGTTCTCGTTTAAATTCCGTAGTATTTCTATAAAAGTTACCATACTGCGCTATACCAGAACATGATTTCTTGATGACGGGAAGCAATTTCTCTTTACATATGGTATCTAAAATGTCGATCAACTGATGCCCCTTTGCATCTGGAACAAATTGTTCAACAAGTGGATGTAAAGTGATATATGAGCTATCCGTATCGCAATAGAAGACATACCTCTGATTGTGTGTCCCACATATCTTGTTCATATAGGCATCAATATCTGCTGCCACCTGCTGAATGATATATTGTCCAGTCATGGTAATACCTTCAGCTATTCGTGTGTCGCTCCATCGAAAGTAATTATTAGCAAGTCCTCCGAAACACGAATTCAATAGAATCTTAATACCTTCTTGAGCCAACTTCATTTTCTTGGCTTCGTTCTTGTATGTCTCGTTTTTGGTTTCTTCATAAAGTCGTTCTGCTTCCAACTGTTTCTTCTTAATAGATACGCGCTCGTCAAAAAGACGCTCAATCAACACAGGCAAAAATCCCTGTTTCTTTCTCGTAAAAGCATATCCATTTGCTGCCACCGCTACATCGTGTATGACAGCATCAGTCATATCATATTCTTTCGCAAGAAATCCTTCAACGGTGCACTTCGGAATATATTGTTTTTGAACAATCGTTTCTGGAGACATGTTCAGCCCCATCATAATACGCGGATACAAACTGGTGGCATCCATTGAAACAACACTTTGATATCGTCCCGGAGGGGGCTGGCGTACGTATCCTCCCACGATATCAGTTTTGGATAGCTTTCTTGCTTGTGGTGGCGCTATTTTTTGTGAGCGCAATTCGTTGTAAATTAGGCAATCCCAAAGTCGAACAGGGGAAAACACGTCACTAAAATTAGATTTGGCACGATAAGCCATAAGAAACACGAGTTCCAAAAGCCGCAATCTGTCTTCAAGTTCGTCAACCAAAATTGTATCGACGCAATTGTATTCCACAAACAATTGCCAATCTTTCTCATAAAACTCCTTAAATGTTTCATAAGAGCTTTCCAACTTATGTTTTCCTAATTCAATAAATGCAATGGTATCAAGTTTGTAGTTTTCTGCCCGCTTGCTTGGGTTATACTTACGATATACCTCAATATAGTCCAGCGTAGAAATGCCCACCAGATCAAATACCTGCTGTTCTCTATTGTTCTCCACTACCATCTTCTCCTGTACAGCCCGCCACGGAGACAAGCGAACTTCACTACGTTCAGGAAGTACCTTAACTATACGGTTTACAATATAAGGAATATCGAAGTACCGAATATTCCATCCAGTCACTACATCGGGGGTATCTGCTTCCCAGAACTTAAGAAACATCTTCAACATCTCTTCTTCGTTTCGACTCTTGTGATATGTATACAACGAGGCATCAAAGTGCGTAATCTTAGTAACATCAAAATCTTTCCAACCAAATGTATCAATATGCTTGGTATTACGATTCTTTATGGTAATGAGTAGAATTTTCTCTCCGGCCAATTGTGAATTCGGAAATCCATTTTCAATTTCCGTTTCGATATCAATAGAAGATATACGAATCAATGCAGGATCGTAATTTATAGCATCTTCATATTTTTCGCTAATATATTGATATTGAAAATACGTATTACCAAAAATAGGAAAATCGCCTACGTCTTCATATTGTTTAATGAATCCTTTAGCGGCATTAATATCATCAAAATGTATAGGCTTGAGTGATTCTTCAAAGAGTGTCTTATACTCACTCTTAGCAGGAGACCTTACGTAGAGCGTAGGTTGAAAATCGTCCTTTGATTCAATACGTTGACCGTCACTGATTCCTCGGAAAAGAATCTTGTTTCCCCATTGGGTGGCGTTCAAATAGAAATTACTCATGATTCAGCACACTCCGTGCATGAAAGGGTTGTTCCTGCTGATCCTGAAAGATACTACAACTGACGGCAGAAGTCAACCGTCAGTTGGACCATTTAGAAGATGATCTTTTTGGGATCGATGTTTGGGGTCTCCGGAACGAGAATACCGGAGCCATGTTGCGTGCTATAGGCATTACGTATATCGTCAGTGGGATCAAACGCCACCACCACGGAACTCATCGGAATGCTAAACTTTCTGGTCTTCGCATACATAAGGAAAGGAACGGACATACTCAATCCTATGCGTCCACCTTCGCTCTTGGATGGTATTATTTGAATATAGATGGGATTTTCAATAACGTAGGCGTCGGCTGTTCCGTCTCGCGCGACATCTCCTATAATCTCTTCTCCAGAAATCAACTTTAAGCACTTCACTCCCTTTGCGGCCATAATAAAACTCCATGATTTAGTGTGTGGGTTTTCCTAGACTATATTTTGACACGAGATTCCAATCAGATTTTTCTTTAAACGACAACACCTTTATTTGAGACAATGGTGCACGATCCTCTACTGATTCCGTATAAACAATTTTAAGCAGTCCCCAATCACTAAGTAAAACTGCGATAGTATTTCGTCTTTGAAGATCGTTTTGACTTAGATCAGCATCCTTACCATCCAACAAAAACATCTCTTTAAACATGACGATGAAATATTTTCCTTGACGATGCAGAATATGACAACTTTGATAAAGGGTTTTTGTATTACGTGAAGCCACCCCTATACGAGTTAATGTTTCTCTGATTTTTAGAAAGTCATCCGGTTGCTGTAACTCAACTTCCAAAGGCAAATATCCGGGAACATCAATGTCAAAAAGGTCATGCGGTATTCTTTCCACCATGGTCTAATCTCTGCCTAATAGTTTTTAGATTTTCCGGTGTCAGAAGTCGTAGGGCAGCTTTGGCCTTGACAGCACTATACCCATAATAATGCTGAACCAGAGAAACATCCTCCGATTTCTCACCTTTGATCCACCCGAAACGTTTGGCGGGTCGTATACTATTTAGGAAAAAAGAAAACTGTAACTTCTTGTCCAACTGCGGCATAGAGTTCATCATGTTAGCCCAGAAAATCGTATCAGAATGAAAACTGAGCGCCCGATTGACCATATACCCATTATACTTCTTCTCCGCACCATCTTCAGCCATCAAATCTACTTTAGAGTAGTTGATGGCATTCACAAAGTCGAACAAGTCGAGTTTCTTAGATTCCTCAACTACTTTCATGCTTCCTTCTTATTGTTTTCAGTCCAGATACGGAACGCCGCATAGATGGCGTTGACCATATGCTGATCAGCCCTTTCATGCTGCCCTCCCGGCCCAAACTGCAACTCTCCAACCGTCTGAATACCCGGATAGAACGCCTTCAAGGCTTCGTCCCGCATCTCCCCAGTAACCTTAAAAACATCTGCCCACTTGAAAAATCCAGCATCAGTAACAACCTGAGCAAT